ACTCGATGAAATACAGATCAACTCTTGAAATGCAACAGCTCTGCCACGTTGCAGCTCTGAAGCGATTATGTGCAACACCGGATCAAGTGATGGGATCAGAGCAGCGATACAATCGTGGACTCAATTTTCACGACAGAGTCACAGAGCTAGCGCAAGCTACAGAAGCCGAATGGATTGTCGCTAATTATCTGGGATACGCATTCGATCCATTCAAAGACACGATGAAGACTGAAGCTGACGTGGGCGACAAATTCGAAGTCAAACACACCGAAAGCGGATTTCATCTTATTATCTATCCGAATGACAGGATCACCGACGTCGCAGTGATGGTCACTGGAAAGTCTCCGGAATTTCATATCGTTGGCTGGATACCGGTAGCGATGGCCAAGCGTCCACGCTTTAAGAAAGCCACACAGGATTCATGGTGGATCAATATGCGCGATCTTCAACCAATGGAAAATCTGATAAGGAGCTCACATGGAGCAGCTGCGTTATGAGTGCCGGATAGAAAAGAAAGTCCAGAAACACGCGATCATCGCTGAATTCAATCTTGGCGATTCTCATGTCTGCGTCCAATGCTTAGGCTGTGGCGTGATTGGCGTGATGGATCGATCGGATGCCATCGATGGCTGACTATGAATACAGCTGTGGAATGTGTGAAAAGGCCATCACAATATCTCGGCCAATTACAGATCAACTCAGTCGCGATCCATATTGCGAGAGCTGCATGATTCCAATGAAGCGCGTCTACTCTGCCACTCCGGCAATCTTCAAGGGCAAGGGATGGGGCGGATCTAAATGAAAAGATATTCACAGCCTGTGGATAACCTATGGACGACACGCCGAAATCCCGTTGGAGTTATCCACATACTAGCGAGTAACTTGACGAAGGCAGTACGCTGTCATCGCGTAAAGCGAGCCGCTGAGGCGGATAGCTCGCAAGCGCGAATGCAGCTAAGGCCACTCCTATGCCTATTTATAGGCCTTGCATTACAAACGACGATTCCAAGTGCGCAAGCCATAGGCACTAAGACAGACACAGATCATTACAAGCTATACGCACATTCAAGAATCATTAACTGGACAGAGACTCGATGCTTCATAGCTCTCATCGATAGAGAGAATCGACACTGGAATCCAAAAGCCAAGAATGGATCTCATTACGGAATTGGCCAGATGCGTAATACGAAATACAAAGAGCTCGATGGATACCGTCAGATTGACTGGACACTTCGCTATATCGCTGGACGATACTCCACTCCATGCAAAGCGTGGGAATTCTTCAAAGCCAATGGCTACCATTAGGCCATGACAATGCACAGCCAGCGCAAGTCCAACTCAACACACTGGAAGAAGATACGACTAAGGATCTTGCAGCGTGATGGATATGAGTGCTATTGGTGCGGAGCTGAAGCCAATACGTGCGATCATGTGATTCCGGTGGCACGTGGTGGCACAGATGAGCCGGATAATCTCGTCGCTGCGTGTAAGCGATGCAATTTCAGCCGTCAAGATAAAATGCCGGACGAATTTATACTGAGTCAAAGAGCAAAGGCTTCCGGTTTTTTAGCACGTGATTCCACCGCCACTCTCTCCCGAGGTCTTCTTTCACCACCAAACGACTCGAAAAAGCATGACTAGGACTCCAGAGGACTCAAAGCGACCGTCACTGGTCGTAGTAGGCTCAGATCGGCTGCAACAGGTTGAAGAGAGAACTACAGAGACGCTCTATGGCATTCCGACGCCTAGAATCCACTCAAAGCTTCTGGATTTACCAACTCGCGGCCAAGAAGTTATCGACTTCGCAGATTCCATCGGGATCAAGATGCTCGACTGGCAAAAGTGGGTCACAATCGAAGCCGGAAAATATAAAGCCGACGGCCGGCCAGCTCATCCATTGGTCTGCGTCGTCGTAGCTCGACAGAATGGCAAGACGACTCTCATGAAGTCTCAGATCTTGGCGAATCTTTTTATGTATCAAAAGAAGCTACAGATCGGCACAGCTCACCGGCTCACGACTTCTCTGGAAACATTCCGCGATCTAGTGAACATCATCGAAGAAAATGATGAGCTTGCAAAAAAGGTCAAGCGCATTCGATGGGCTCACGGATCAGAAGAGATTGAACTTCTGGCCGAACATGGCGGCGGCCGCTACATGGTCAAAGCTGGAGCATCGGCAGCTCGTGGTATTTCAAAGCCGGAGCTCGTGCACATCGATGAAACTCGTGAACTCAAAGACGAATCCACATGGGCATCGCTTCGATATACCATGATGGCCGCGGAAGCTCCGCAGCTCTGGACGTATTCGAATGCTGGCGACCAACATTCTGTAATTTTGAATCAGCTCCGCGAGCGCGGCATGGTCGCAGCTGCCGGCGGTGCAGATGACATTCTTTACACTGAATGGTCATCGCACACAGATGACATCTCGAACGTCGATGGATGGCGATCGGCGAATCCGGCACTCGGCCACACGATCCACATCGACAATCTGAAAGCCGTGCTCAATGATCCGCCGGACGTCGTGCGCACTGAAGTGCTTTGCCGATGGGTCGCCACAATATCCAGCGCAATACCATCGCAAGAATGGAATGAGTGCTCGGATGAGACAATCGATCTTGATCCAGAGAAGCAGACATGGATGGCCATTGACTGCGCACCGGATAGACGTGCAGCTGCTCTCGTAGCCGCTCAAAAAATCGGCGACGATAAATTCTTCGTCAAGCTTCTGCACACATGGCAAAATCCAATCAATCTCGACGATCTAGCTGTGGCCAATGACATCGCGCCATACACGCGAATGTATCCGACGGAATGCGTGGCTTATTCAAAGCGTACGTCTTCAGCGATTGCGGCCAGATTACAGCCAGCCGGAATCAAGGTAGTGGCCATCGATGGAAGTGAGTATTCACAAAGCTGCGACGAGCTTCTCGGAAGTGTTACGTCAAAAAGATTCGTTCACAAAAATCAAGCAGAATTCTCCAAGCAGATCCTATCAGCCACTCGATTAAATTATGGAGACGGCGGATGGGTCATTGGTCGCAGAGCTTCGCAAGCTACAGTCTGCGCAGCTGTAGGAGCAGCTCTGGTTACACACTTTGCGACACGGCCAGAGTCGGATCTTGACATCATGGTCGGCTAGGTGTACCGCGTGACTTAGAATTCACGCATGGGATTATTAGACAGATTCGCATCGGTAAAAACGAACGCGCCGGAAAACACGAGCGACGTAGAAGCTTCGAGCATCGCTCCGTATTATTCAGAAACGTCTTCAATGTTTTTCTCCGGCTTTGCGCAAGCTACTCGCGCAGAAGCTATGAGTGTGCCAACAGTGGCGCGCGCTCTTTCAGTAATGCAGACAATTGCTTCGCTGCCAATGAAGACTCGCAATATCGCGACAGGTGAACAGGTTGCACAGCCGCGCGTAATCAATCAACCCGATCCGCGGATCGCTGGCACAGTATTCTGGAGCTGGATAATTTCCGATCTCTTTTTCCATCCTTATGCGTTCGCTCGCGTTATGGAGAGATATGCAGATACCGGAAAAATCCGCGCGATGGAAAGAATCGCAGCTGAACGCGTAACAATTACAACGACCGGCATGGGATACGAAGTCAGCTATTACACAGTGGACGGACAGTACATCGATCCGAATGAGCTAGTCGTATTCGCCGGTAATGATGAAGGATTGCTATCTCGCGCTGGTCGCACAATCCGCGCAGCTGCCGCGCTAGAAAAAGCAGCGATGGATTTCGCTATCGATCCAATTCCACAGATGATTCTCAAATCCAATGGCACATCGCTGCCGGCTGATCGCGTTGCAAAATTACTTTCAGCATTCGGCGCACGTCGAAAGAAGTCAGTCGTATATCTCAATGCAGATGTATCAATGGAGACAATGGGCTTCGATCCTAAATCTATTCAATTAAATGAAGGTAGAAATTACGTATCACTGGAGCTCTCACGCGCTTGCGGAATTCCGGCTTATTTCACAGATTCACAACAATCGAGCTTCACGTACTCGAACGCCTTAGACAAAAGGCGCGATCTCGTCGATTTCGCTTTCAGAAATTACATGAGCATAATCGAGCAGCGTCTATCTTTCCAAGATTTCACATCACTCGGAAACGAAGTGAAATTCGATCTCGATGACTTCTTGCGCGGCAACCCACACGAGCGCGCGCAAGTGTACGAAATACTCAACAGAATCGGCGCGATGAGCGTTGAAGAAATCAGAGAAGAAGAGGATATGCTGCTATGAAGCTAACTACACCAATGACGATCACAGCTGCGGATTCGGAAACTCGAATCATCACTGGACGCATCGTTGCATTCGAAGAGCCAGCCAATGCTTCAACCGGCAAAGTCATCTTCGCAAAAGGATCGATTAAGCCATCACCGGTCAAGCTCAATCTTGAACACGATCGCACTCGACCAATTGGCAAGACTCTCGATATGACTCTCAACGAAGATTCAATCGATGCAAGCTTTAAGATTTCAAATACCACCGCCGGATCAGACGCAATCGCTGAAGCTATGGATGGACTCCGTGACGGCTTCTCTATTGAATTGGCTGTCGATGAATATGTCATGGAAAAAGACGGCACAATGCGCGTTCTCATGGGAGAGCTCACTGGCGTCGCACTTGTCACAGAGCCAGCCGTGCGATCTGCAAGAGTGTCAGAGGTCGCAGCTACAGAGGGCGAAGAAGAAACACCAGAAGATTCTGATTCCACCGTGGAGTCGGATGTAATACCAACAGAAGGAGACGAAGTGGAAAACACCGTCACAGACGCTTCAGCCGTGGAGACGGTAGAAGCCGCTCAGTCAGTTACAGCCAACTCAAAGCCAA